GACACGGGCAACCCGCTGTCGACGTCGACAGCGCCCGGTTTGAAATAAGCCGACGGGTCGTCGTGCCGTAGCGGTTTACTTAGCTGCGCTTTGACCAGGGCACCGCCTCGCGGCAACGAAAACCACCACTCGCCGTTTTGCTCGTCGCCCCAACACCGTTGCCAGTGTGCGATAACGGGCGTGCCCTCGGGAACCCAACCCGGCGTGCAAATATTGCGGGCGGTCGCGCCGTACTTAGTTGTCGGTGCGTTGCGTAGCTTGTAAATCGTATCGCGAAAACCGGGCAACGGCCTAAACGCCGCATCGATAAACGCAATGCGAAACACGTTGCCGGGCGGGTCGGGATATTGCGGCGAGTCGTTTTCGCCGCACGTCGTAATCGCCAAAAACTGGTGCCGGCTGTCGTCGGCCGACGAGTCGCGTTGCATATTCTCGACCAGCTCGCCGAGCCGCTCGACTTGCGTTTGCAATTGCTCGATTTCGCGCCGGTCGCTCGGGTCGCGGGTTACCATGCTTGCCGCCTCGCTTGTGACTTTGCCGGCGGCGCGAGGTGACACGATGTCACCTCGTGAAAATCCGCGGCGGCCATTGTGACAGGTTATAACAAAACGCCGGCAAACTAAATATCGCCGACCGGCTCGGGCCATAGTTGCATAGCGTCTAGCTCGCCGGCCCAGGTTTGCAACGTCATTTTCGGCACGCCGTTTAACGGGTACGTAAACCCGATCGACGTTATAACGGTGTTGACCGTTTTGCGGTTGTCGTCGTACGGTGCCGTCGTCGTGTAATCGAAACCGACAACCTCGACCATTACACCCAGGTCGAGCAACTCTTTAAAATCGGCGATCGCCTCGGCACCGTTGTTGCGAGCACGCAATTGCACCGACTCTAGCGAAATCACCTCGCGGGTTTCGGTATACCAACGGGCGGCAATCCTCGCGATTGATTCGAGCCGCGTTTTTACGTCGTCGGTGCCGAGTGCCGGCGGGAAAAACCCGCCGTTGCTCCGAACTAGGGCGCCCGTGTCAGGATCGACGCCGACAACCGTTGACGGCACGACGTATGTTAGGTCGTAACCCTTGCCGGCGTTAATGATCTTGGCGCGTACGTAGTCGCGGCTGTGATCGACGACCGGCCAACGCGACTCGACGTACCGAGGGTCGCGGATTGCGAGCGTAACGATTCCGTGCGTGTTTAAATCCCACTCGGCTAGTTTCTTATCAACTCGCAACGTCTCGTGCTCGATCGGCACAAATGACGTTTCGTTGTCGAGGATGTGCCGAGGTGCGCCGGTTACGTTTAGCCGCACTTGCCGCGACTCGTGCGGCACCTCAACTCGGCAACTCCATTTGTGCGAGTCGCGGTGTTTACTGTCGGTCGTTTCGATGTCGGCGGCCTTTGCCAACTCGTCGGCCTTTGCCCAACGTTGTTGCGCCTCGGGTTTGTCTTTCGTTTCGGGCACCCGCAGCACGAGAAACGGGCGCATACGTTTCGGCTCGTCGCCGGCGGCGGCGAGGTTAACTAGCCCGCTGCCGAGGATTGCGCCCGAGTAGTCGACGCCAACGTATAGCGGCAACGTCGATTCTAAATAGGTCGATCGAATATGCGCGGCGACAACCTCGGGCCGGTCGTCGTTGTCGCGGGTTTCGGTGTCGTGAGGAAACACGGCGTAACGCTCGTCGTGCGTTAGCCAATCGCCGAGCCCGTTGCCGGTTGTAAATCCCCAGTCGGCCGGCAATTGATAGAGCGTAAACACGTCGGCGAGTCGCGGTTGCGCCCTTGCCTCGGCGTTTCGTTTCTGTCGCTCGGTTGTGCCGAGATCGGCATAGTCGGCGGCATTGCTCGCGGCCTCGTTGTATTCGTCGGTTAGCGTTTTCGGCACGCCAGTTTCGTCCCACCCTTTTTCTAAGTTTGTATCGGCGATCGAAACCGAGAACACCGACACCCGCCGAGGACCTCGCACGATAACCTCGTCGACTTTTTCGATACCCGACGACGACAGGGCAACCGTTGTGCCTTGGTCGTAGTCGTACCGCAATTCGATCTTACGCGGGTTTTCGGGTATCGGGTCGGCCGTCGGAATTGCTAGGGCAATGTCGGCCTCGGTTAGCGTGTTAACGTTTAAGTAAACGCCTAACTCGGGTAGGTCGTTGTCGATAACCTCGAAGAACCAGGACCATAGCCGGCGGCGGTCGAGCAACCGACCGAGCAACGAGTAAACGGTTTGCCCGGCTTGCTCAATCGTTGGACGATCCCAGGTCGGCAAGTTAACGGCGATCGTATCGTAAAACGGCAACTTAACTTGGCCGAAACGATCGCGAGGCGCGGCCCGGTGCAACAGGTATTTAACAATGTCCGACGTGCTCCAATAGCTCGCCGCCGTCGAGGGTGTTGCTGTGAACACGTGCGAGTCGGTGCCGCCCGGCCCGCCAGTCGCGACCGTGTCTAAACTGCGATTGGCTAACCCGCCCTCGTTGAACGGCGGCGCGTACGGTTGCTCGGTAACCTCTATCGCCGACGTATCGGGGTTTGTCCACTCGAAAAACGCTCGGTCTATAACGTGATCGGCGAGCACTTTTTCGAGCCCGTAGCACGTAAAGGTTTGCTCGCCCGTCGGGATTGGTATTGCCTCGTCGCCCTCGGTGCGCTCCAACACGCCGCCCCATTGGTCGCCCGTAATGTCGAGCACGCCGTACCAATCACGATTTAGAATCGTATCCTCGTCGTCGAAACTATAGTCGAGAGTCGGGCAAACGATCTTGACGTAAAGGCGGTTGCGGCCCGTCATGCGAGCGCGCCGAAAGTATTGCGGCAACGACGGCGTGCGCAACCAACCGTATTGCCAAAACAACGTCGCGGTCGGCAACGAGGGTGCGCACGACCAATTTACCTCGGTCGGCCATAGGTCCGGTTGTATCGCCCAATCGTCGGCCCAGTCGGTGCGAAAGTAAACCGAGGGCGACAACGTGCCGTGCCCTCGGCCCGTACCATACCCGCCGAAATTTACTAAGTCGGCCATTAAAAACCCGCCTCAATTGTGAAATCTCGAGCCGCGTTTTGTGACAAACCAGGCCGTCGATTGTCGTTTTTACGTGCCAAAATATGCAATGCACGACCAACCGTCGCCGTCGGTGCCCGTAAATCGCAAATCTTTTTCGCCCGCTGCAACGGCCGGCGTTGCGAGCGCTGCGCCGTAGTAAACGAGCTGGTTGCGTGCGCCGGGATAGAATCGAGGAATGATACCCGAGCCGATAAAGTCGTAACCGTTTGCGCCTTGCGGGCCAAACGCAACGCCGGCGGTATTGTTTGCCGCTAAAAATATCAATTGCAACGCCAGCAACTTAAAACCCGTCAGGTCAACCGTGCGGGTAATATCCTCGGCCAACGGTGCCGCCGTTAGGTCGAAATCTTTAGTTGTTCCGCCCGACAACGTGTGCGATAGATCGATTGGCAATTCCGTTAACGCGGGCGTTGACGAGGCGTTAAGCGTAAACGACTCGTTGTACGCCGAAAACTTGTCGGTGCGGCCCGACAACGGTGCGCCCGGTGCTGATGTCGCGTCGCGCTCGACTGTGCCTAGTAATGATGTTGCGGCGTTTAGCTTTACTGCGTCGGCCATTGTTCAAACCTCTAGAGTATTGGGTGCGGTGTCAACACGATTCGCATTTTGGCGACGCCGCCAAACGGGTAGTAATACGTCGGGCCGAGGGCACCGTTTAACGCGTACGCGTCCGGCTCGATAATGCGGTCAACCGAATATAGGTGCCCATAAATTCCGGCGTAATTAACGTTGTTGTATTTGAGTTGCAACGGCCCGACGCCAACTAGCGTATTCCAAAACGCGAGGGCGGCTTGCGCTTCTAGGTAGGTCGAAAACACGTGCCGTAACTCGCGCTCAAACTGCCGGCCTTTAACGCCGGTTTGCACTTGATAGGTGCCCCAGGTGCCCGGCCGCGTATGGTTTTCGACTTGCGGTTGCGCAAACTCTGGCGCGGGTCCTATCCAATGCTCGAAATCGTAAACGTCTATGCCGTGCGCGGCCATTTGTGCACCTCGTTTATTCTGTCGACAACGCCGTTGCGTTTTGTTGTGCCTGTTGTGCGTTGCGACGTTTGCTCGGCGTTAGCCGGCCCGCGTTTAGCTCGTCGCGGATTTCTTCTAGGATCTTGATTTGCGAAAGTATCAACGCGTTTTGGTCGTTGATTTCCTTTAGGGTGCGGTCGGCGGTTACGTCTTGCATGCCTTGCAACGAGTTTGCCAAAACGGCAATGCCGGTTTCGGGGTCATTGCCCGAAATGCCGAGCCCGATACGACGCGCACCGCGTTGCATAAAACTTTCGATCGGCGTTGCCCCGCCGTAATCGATTTGCCCGAGCGTACCAATAACGATGTCGGCGACCTCGTCTCGCAACGCGCCGGCGCTTCTCGTTCGCGACGCCTCTAATAATCCTTTACCTCTAGCGTCGCGGTCGACCGTGCGTAACTCGCTCGTGCCGCCTCGCAACACGGCGGCCATTTTGTCGGTTGCCTCGACGCTGCCGACGATCTTACCAAACGCCGCTTGCAACCCTCGGCCGGCCTCGGTGTCGGCACCGCTCAATAGTTGCTTAACGGCGAGTACCGTTTGCCCTTTGAAACCCGACTTTGTAACCTCGGCCGCCAACTTGCCCGACTTATCCGCTTGTACGTGCGCGAGTCGCTCAAACGTTGTTTCAAATTGCGGCACCAACGTTGCAAGGTTTTTTTCGAGATTGATTACGGCGGTTTTTGTTACGGCCGCGTCAGGGTCGCCGATTTGCGAGCCGATCGAGGCAAACAACGCCGCCGTTTCTCGGGTCGATTTAATGCGGTCGGTCGAGCCTGTCGTTGCGATCTTGCCCGAGGCAAGCGCCGGCGCGACTTGTTTAAACCCGCTCAACCCGGTAAACCTCGCTTGCCCTTGCACGGCGAGCAACAACGCGAGGGTTTCTTTAGCGTCCTTGCTGCCGGTAACCTTCATTGCATCGCCGAGCGCGCCGCCAAACTCGGCCAAGTCGTCGGGCGCATCCTTAAAAAACACGGCGGCTTTGTCGAGGATTTCTAGCGTTTGCCCTTTGTTGCCGGCGGTCGCCGACAGGATCGACGAGGCGGCTTGATTCAACGGCGCGACCGACTCGAAACCCGATCGTTTTTGCACGCCCTCGATTTGCTTTAGAAACGCGTTTGCCTCGTCCTTGCCGACGCCGAGCCCGAGGTTTTTTATAACGGCCGCTTGCGATTGGCCGACCGTTAGTTTTGTATCCTTCGCCTCACCTTGCAATCTGTTTTGCTCGGCGAGCGCTTGGTTGAATATTGCGAGGGCGGCTTGCGCACCAAAATACGACGTTGCCAAACTCTTGACGGTGCCCGCGAGTTTCGACGTTGACGACTCGGCCTTGCGTGCGCCGGCCGCGCCCGTGTCGCCGGCCTTGCGAGCCGACTTTTGCACGCGGTCGTAACCCGTTTGCATTTTGACTTCTTGGGCGATTAGCTTTTGCTGCGCCTTGAATAACCGCGCCTCGGCCGACGTGAACTCGACGACAACTTTACCCATTGCGACGCCCTACCATTTTAAAGTTTGTGCCGCCCGGTGCGACACGTGCAACCCGGCGTCGAATGCCCGCAAGTCGGCAAACGTCGGCCGGTAGTCGCTGTGCCGGCCGTTTTCGACGACCAACGCCCAGCGTAGAAACGTCAACCAACGTCGGCCGCCGGTTTCGACTCCCCTTTTTTTTTAATAAACGATTGCCAAGTTTCGTTATCGAGCAAAACGTCGAGGATACGCGCCCGCGTGTGCTCGCCCATAATGTCGAGCAAATCCAACTCGGGCAACCAAACGCGATAGTTAGCTTGCAATGCCATAACGGCGAGCATATCGGCTTGCTCAAACTCGACGCGTAACGTCGTGTCAAACTCGTTTGCGTTTCGCAACGCCTCGGCGATCGCCTCGTTGTACGACGAGGCGAGCAACCAAAGCGCCTCGTATTTTCGATCGACGCCGACCGGCTCGTAACGCTCGGTCGCTGTGCTCCACTTGAGCCGCTTAGGCAACGCGCACTCAAAATGCGGCTCGGGTTGCTCGACAAACTCGCGTGCCGTCGGGCATAGCCACTTGTTGCCGTCGGGCAGTTGCAACCAACGACCGCCGAGCACATCTTGAGCCCGCACAACGTCGTCGGGTTTTGGCGGGTTTTCTCGGTCGCAACCAACCCACCAATCGCCGCCGCCGAAATCCTCGGCCGGCACCCAGCGTTGCCGCTCGGCGAAATGCCCGAGTTTTTCTTTGCCGAGCTGCTTACGGCCGACGATAACGCCCGGCCCGCCCGAGGTATTGAGGGTGCGCGACGGCCCGGCGGCGGTTTCTCGCTGTATGAAATCGTCGGCCGCGTCAAACGCATAGGATAACCCCAGCTCGGCGAGCCGCTCGATTGTCACGCGGTTACGCTCGCCCGGTATGAAATAGAGAAACACCGTTGCACCTCGCCGTTTTTGCCTGTTTTGTCACAACGACCGGCGGCGCCTTGTCACAACGCCTCGATCGCACGGTTACGCTTTGCCCTTCTGTGCGGCCTTGCTGCCCTTCTGTGCGTCGCTGCCGGGTTTCGCCGCAAGATCCTCGACCGCCGCCGTAGCTTGCGCCTCGGCCCGCTTGGCGGTCGCCTCTTGGCGTTTCCGCTCGCTATCCGCGACGAGGCATTGCAGTTTGTCGGCACCGCCTTTATCGCAATCCGCTAGGGCGGCAACCTCGGTCGCGACGTTGTCGGCCAAACTCTCAACGATCGACTCGGCCGCAAACCGCCCGCAACCCGTAAACCGTTGCACTTGCTTTGCCGCCGCCGCCTTGGTTTCGTTACTCGACGCCATAGTTTCGCCCTCGATTGCAGGTTGCGCGAGGTGACACGATGTCACCTCGATTTTAGTAGGTCGCCGTTGTGTCGATAATCAACGGCGCATTGCCCGACGAGTCTTTCATTGATTCAATTACTAGCGATTGTTCGGCCGGGTTTTGCGCTTGTGCATCGGCCGCCGCCCGCACCGTAACCGGCCCGGCCGAGGTTATCTCGATATGCTCGGCGGTGCCATTGGAAACAAACCCGTCGCCCGACCCGTCGCCGAGCCGCTTACGCAACACGACCGTCGTATTTGCGTGCGTGCCAGCCGCACCGCCGATCGTGATACCCGACGCGCCAAACCAAGTCGGCGAGATTCCGCGCACTGTAATGCGCGGCGCGCTGGTTTTATTCTCGATGTGCGCATCCCAAATATCAGATTGCACGCCGCCGGGGTTTACCTCGTTGCCGAAATCGATTTCGACCGATCGGTATTGCGACAACGTTATATTGCCAAAGTCGATCGGGCCGAGGGTCCAACGGGCCGGCGAAATCGTGATAGTCGGCAACGCGGCGACGTCCGAAATTACGACGGCGTCGGTGCCCGACTTTTTAATTATGACAACGTCGAAACTTAGCGTTGCGTGCCCTTGGTGATCGCACGACAACGTGCGAGGGATTAGCCAACCGCTCTTGACGGTTAGCGAACGGTGCACCGACCCGGCCGAGGGCGAGCCCAGGTCGTCGAACTTTTGCAGGTATAACCCGATTCCAGGGTTGACCGTTGTTACAACCGCGAGCCCGGTTGACCCCATTAAGTCGAGCAACGTTGCGATCGCGTACCCTTGCAACGATCGAGTCGCACGAGCCGACATAACCGACGCGTGCGAGGGCGACGTTTCGTTTGCTGTAACCTCGCGGTCGATGTCAAACTCGAAATCGTCATTTGCCGACATAATGTCGGGCACGTTTGTTGCGCTCGCCGAGTCGACGTGCGATTGCATGCAAAATAGTTTGTGCGTTGCCATTGGTTAACCTCGTGCTTTGTACTCGGAACGTTGGCGGAAATCGGCGAGGCGTTGTCGCATGCGCCTGTCGAATACTTTGACTAAAACGTAAACCTCGCGCTCGCTAACCGCTGTCATTTCGCGCAATTGATTTACCCGCGAGTTGCGGATAACACGCACGCGCACGCTCAACGGTATACGTACGCCTTTCGACGACGCCCGCACGTCAACAACTCGGGCCATTCGCCGCATCAAACCCGAGTATACGTTTGGCAACGTGTGCCCGAAACGTTTTTCCTTTCGACCCGTGTACGTCGACGCGTAACGTTTCGGGTTGCCCTTTTGCAACTCGCCCTTGCGGCGGGTGTATTTGTACTCGCGAGCGCCGGCGGCGGTAAAGTGCTTGTCGCGATAACGCGAATGCCACAACATGCCGGTTTCGTGCCATTGCGCCTTAACTTGCGCACGCCATGCTTTGCGAAAGCTACTCGGCACGACGCCGGCTTTTTTGACTTTTAATAACGCGACCATTTAACCGCCCTCGCTGCCTTGCCCTATGCGAAACTCGACTATCGCGGCAAAGCAGTCGCCGAGGGTCGGGTTGCGTTTGGCGTTGCCTCGAAACGGTGCGGTCGACAACTCGGCCGCGTTAATGTCGGCGTACGGATAAACGCCCGACATTGCGAAAACCTGTTGCATTGTTTGGCCGACGGCGTTTGCAAAGTCGATGTCGCCGCCCTCGTTGTCGCCCTCGAAACCCGCCGGCGTCGCTTGCTCAAACGTTGCGTGCACAACGACCGACAGGTTGAAACCCTGCCCGGTTTGCGACGACGAGTTGCGCAATAGCGTTACGCCGCCGTCGGGCGTTTCCACTTGAATAAACGGCCGCAGCTCGTCGAGGGCGGCTCGGGTAATCTCGCCGTCGCGGTTTAGCTTTACGGGTAAAATCTGCCCGTGAATCCGCCCCAACGCGTCGAGGCGATCGGAAACGTCGAGAAACGCTCGCGCGGCGTCGCTGTCGGCGATCGCGAGGCGCACTTTATCTATCGGCGTTGAAATCGGGCCGGCCGGCGTACGTCGTGTCACTTTATCGCACCTCGCCGGTTAATCGTTTTTTGGCCCTCGAATATCAAACCCAACTCGGCGCAACCGCCCGACGTGCGGGCTATGGTTTCAATTGAGTATGTTAGCAACAACCCGTCGGGCGTTTCGACTTCAACCGTCGCGGCGTCGTCGACCAGCTCGACGCCCGAGAAACCCTCGGCGTTGCGATCGGTAACAAACGACAACGCGCGGGTTTTCACCCAACGCAAACCCGCCGGGCCGTAATCGCCCTCGCGCTCAACCTCGACCTCGCCGGCTAGTATCGCATTGTCGATCGTTTTTGCGTTGCTGTCGTCGCCTCGACCGTCGCCGGCGGGTACGTACCGCACGACGTCGCCGCTTTGCTTATGCAACGCGCCTTGCGATCGTGCAAATTGTTGATCGAAACCCATTTGCCAACGCCCTATATAAAAATGCGACGCGCCGCCGTCTCAGGGAAGGCGACGCGCCGCGCGACAAACAGGCCGGCGCACGTGTCGTCGGCCGGCTTGTCGACCCGTACGTTACGCCGTAACGGCCGAAATCAGGTGCCCGGCCTCGGCGTGCAGAATCTTTACTTGCCGCTTGTTGCGGGCACGGATAACGCCGCCGCGCCGCGCTTCCTCGCGGTATTCCTCGATAATCAACGACTCGCTGCCGTCGTCCGACGTGCCCGGTAGCGGCTCGCTATTCTTGGTCGAGAAAATCGAGCGCCCTATATGTGCCTCGGGTGCTTCCAGGTCGCCGTCCATTCCGTCGTTCATTACGCGGCACACCATACATAGCGTATCGTTCCAAATATGCGACAACGCCGCCGTTTGGCCGCGATCGGCCGTGTTGCGGTACGCATTCGCGACCAAGATTTGGTCGACCTCTAACAACGTCGCCAACGCCGACAGGTTGTCGAGTTGTTTGGGGTCGTCGCCGCCCCAATATTTCAACAGGTCTTTAACCTCGGCGCATTGCTTGAGATTTCTCAACGCCTTTTTCGTCATAATGACGGTGTTAGGCGATTGCCCACACGATTCTTCGACCTTTTGCACGGCCGCCAAAATGTTGGCGATCGGCGTTGCGCTCGCGTGCGTTGTCCACGGCGTGCCGGCGGCGGTCGTCAAACTCGCACCCGTCCACGTCGTTGTATTAAACACCGCGTCGGCAATGTCTTTTTCGAGCGCTTGCAAAACGCGATTGATTGCGCGGGCTGTGTGGATGCCCTCGGCCCGTATCAGATCGCCGTAACGCTCAATCGTCGCGTCGTCGACAACTTCCTCGACGCCGTGCTCGTCGACGTCGTAACTGTCAGTCGTCCACGTGAAATCGTCGCGAGCGTACGTCGATTTCGCCTTGCGCTTGGTGTCCTCGACTTTGGTTAGCAACGACTCGACGGTTACTTTGGAAAAACTCGCGGCCTCCTCCATAACGCCAATCATCGGCAACACCGCGCCGCCGATGTAGCCGCGTCGATTCGCGGCTAGAGAAAACTCGTTGTACGTAATCGCAAGATCGGTGCGATTGATTGCAACACTAGGTGCGGCCATTGTTCAAACCCTCGTGATTTAGTAAACGGAAACTAAACGAAATCCGTTGCCGGTTTCCGCTTACGACATAATTCTAGAATTGTGGTGCAACACGTCGACAACCGACCCGTCGCCCGAAACCGCCTCGGTAGCCCAACCGATTAAATCAGTTGTGCCGGCTTGTACGTCTGTCACTTTGCCCGACGCGCCGGGATAAACCGCCGCGCCTTTCGCAATCGCTTGCGAGGCAATAAATTTGCGGCGAGGTGCAATACCCATCGGCAACACCGACGCGACGAGGGCGCCCGATAAAACCGGGTCCTCTAACGTGCCGGCCTCGCGATCGGTCGCGCCCGCCAGGGCAAGCGCGGTGCCGCTCCATGTGACGCGCAAATACTGCCCGAGGGCCGTACCGTCGTGCGTCAGGGAAACGGCACCCGTATTTGTTTCGCCGCTCATTATTCAACCTCGAAACTAACTTGCCGAAACGTCGCCCAGTTTACGCGCCGGTTGCGGCCGTTACGTTAGGCAGGGAGTAAACGACCGTCATGCGAGTACGGCCGGCGGTGCCGTCCTGCCCGCCCGTCGTAATGACGCCGCTAATAACGCGGGCCGTTGCGAGGTATCGTCGCCGCACGTGATCGCCGGCACTTTCGCCGCCGTCCAAGTCGGCACCCTCTTTGCCGCCGGTGTAGCCAAACGAGATCGACTCGCCGGCCAACAAGTCGGTCGCCTTAACGTTGATCGCCGTATAGATGCCGTTAGGGTCGGCAACGTCGCCGACGTCCATTAGCGCCGAGGTGCCATCGTCCCAAACGGCGACGTTGTGCACGATGACGTCGAGCAACGTTGCGCCGGCCGGCAAGTTAACCGAGCCCGTGTACGTCGTGTCGCCGTCCTCGGTAAATGTGACTTCCTCGGTAACGATCTTGCCGCCGCCGGCCGCACCGCCGCCGGCGAGTCGCATTACCTCAATTTCGGAACCGTCGCCGCTCGCCGCTTCTAACGCGATACCCCAACGCGAGCCGCTAACCGTCGGCGAAATCTCGCCGTCGGCCGCCGCGTAAATCTCGGCGTATTGCGTAATCGCCGCGTTTGCAACACAACGCAACGTTTCGCCTTGCGCGGAAAGTCGCACCGTGCCCTCGCCGTCTGTCGCTAACGTTGCTTCCTCCATAACGCCTAGCTCGTCATCGCCGATACCGGCGGCGGCAAGGTAGCCGCCCGACATCATTACGCGAATGCCCTTGCCGAGCGCCGCGTTGTTGGGAAATGTGCGAGTTGCGCCCGATACTTTGGCACTCATATTTTCAACCTCGTTTGATTTGTGACGTGTAAAAACTAGCGTGTCGGCCGGGTTTTTGAGGTGACACGATGTCACCTCGCGCGGTTACTCTTGTTTCGCAACCTCGTCCTCGACGTCGTATTTTTCGAGCAACATGCGGCGACGCTGTCGGCCGCCGTTTTGCGACAACAGGTATTGCCGATGCAATTTCGGGTCGCGGCGGGCGGCAATTTGCACGGCCTTAATCCGCTCGACCTTGCCGCTTTGCTGGATCTTCTCGACGAGTTGCGAGAAACCCTCGACAGGGTCGCCGGCGGCGTCGTCGCCGACTTGGTCGCCGGTTTGCATTAGCGACACGCCTTGCCCGCCCTCGGCGGCTTGCGCGGCCTCGGCGGCCTCGGTCGCGGCTTGCGTTGCCTTCGCCAGCTCGTCGGCGTGCGACTTGCGCTCGGTTTCGAGTTGCTTGTTTTGCTCGGCGGCCCAGGCGGTCGCGGCGGCCAACGGGTCGGCGTTTGCTTGCAGTTGTTCCAAGACAAACGCGGCGGGCGCGCCAGGGCACGCGGCTTGCAAACCCGCGAGTTGATCTTGTGCCGATACTTGCTCGGCCGGCGTTGTATCCTTCGCCATTGTTTCTACCTCAATCGGTGGTTTCCAACTTGCGGCTAACGTCGCGATCGCCGACGGCAACTCGTCGGCAAACTGCGAAACATTATCAACACCAACGGCCGCAGTTTTCGCCGGGTCGATTACGTCTACGAAACCCAACGCCTTTGCCTCGTTAGCGTCGAGGTATGTTTCGGCGTCGAGCATTGTTTCAATTTGTGTCGCCTCTAACCCCGTGCGGGCGGCGTACACGTCGACTAGCTGCGCGTCGATCTTATCGACGGCGTCGAGCACCTTGCGGGCGTCAACGGCCGGCATGCGGTCGAGGGCGAGTTGCGTGCGGTGAATCATTAAAAACGCGTTGCTCGCAATATGCCGCTCGTCGGCGGCCATTAAAACGACCGTTGCGGCCGACATCGCAAACCCGATAACCTCGGCCCGTACCCGTGCCGGGTGCTTTGCGAGCAACGAGTAAATCGCGGCGGCCGCGCCCGCGTTGCCGCCTCGGCTCGAAATCGTTAGGTCGATTTTCGTTGCGTTGCCGAAATGCGACAGCTCGGCCGCGATCGCCTCGGCCCAGTATTCGCCGATTGTGCCGAATAGCGTTAGCGATAGCGTATCGCCGTCGGCTTGTTGCGTTAGCTCGAAACTATTTAGTTGCATCGGTTGCGCCCTCGTTGGGTTTGTCGCCGCCCTCGGCCGGCTCGTTTACTTCGTTGGCAACAACGGCCGACGTCAAGTCGACCTCGGGTTTGTGCCCGTACGCCAGCTCGCGCCAACCGACATCGGCGGCCGGGTGCTCGGCGTTGATCGCGTCGGCCTCGGCGATCGCGTTGCGGATAACCAACGCCCGACCGTCAACGACACCCTTTGCCAAGTCGACGACGTCAACGCCTTGCTCGGTCGCAATGTCGCCGAGGGTCGCTTGATTGCTCGACAACCGCAGTTGATTTGCGGCGGCATCTTTAGCCGGCTCGATATATCCCCAACGGGCCGGCATCCAACGGTGCTTAAAAATGTCAACGCCGGCTTTCGCCTTCGCCCGCAAAAACGCCGACCGCGTGCGCCATTGCCGCACTTTCCAACGAAACGTCGGTCGATGCAACTTGGCCGCGTGCCCTTTCTGTAACTGCCGCATGCGCATGCGCGCTTGATCGATCGCCCCTCGCCATGCGCTGAAATTCGACGACGACGCGTCGAGCATAAAGACAATTAACGGCAGGTCGAGGTTGATTGCAACGAACGTCATTAGCAACGACGCGTGCGGGAAAAACTCGGCGTTTGGAATATTGGGCGCAAACCCTTTTAGAGTTTCCCCAGGTGCGCCGGTGTATTCCATGCCCGGCCCGCCGCCTTGGTTTATTTGCGTTGTGCCGTCGCTGCGCGTTGTCGTTGTTTGCGACCCGCGTTGCGCTCGGGCACCGCCGACCGACGGCGAGCCTAACTCGCGCTCGCGAATGATCGCGTAAAACGACGCGACCTTTGCTTTGACCATTGCCGCAAATTGCAAGTCGTCGTGATAGTTCAACGGCAACACCATAGGCGCGAATGCCGTAACGCCTCGGCGTTGCGACATGCGCTTCGGAACGTATACGTGAAACGCTTGCCGGTCGCCGGTTTTCGGGTCGCGGGTCGGGTAGCGTCGCGATCGATTCTCGCGGCGTAGCGTCGCTGTCGGGTCGACATCGTCATACGTTAGCCAATACGCCGCCCGTTTGTTGTTGCCGTCCAATTCGACACCGTGCACAAACCGCGATCGAGTTGCGTTGCGGTAACCCCAAGGGTTGCGCATGCGGTGCCCCTCGAACGCTTGCAGCATGCCGGCCGTCGTCGGCATTATCATTTGGTCGCCGTCGACAATGCTCGCCCTAAACGACTCGCACTCGAAATCGTGAAACTCGCGCTCGCCCTCGGCGTCGCACGCGTCGGCGTCGGTTGACCAGTCGCGCCACAGCTCGCGCAACGACGCGTCGCAATCCGCGTCGCCGGTTTGCGGGTCGAGCGTAAACCCGCCTTGAAAGATATTGGCGACGAGGCGGTTTACGCCTTGGCCGACAACCATATTATCGCGATCGGCGAGCCGCGATCGCTCAATCATTCGCAAAAAATCGGTTTCGTTTCGGTAATGGTAATCGGCACCGCTGCCCATTGCGGCAACGCCCGTCGGCGCGGGCAGGTATCGGTTGACGCCGGCGGCGTAATATCCGTTTGTTGTCTCGGCGAGGGCGTCGGCAAATGCGCCGTTTAGCTCGGGCAAGTCGACGGCCGACGCTAGGTCGTTTGATAGTTTGGCAAAATCGATCATTGCGCACCCTTAGTCGGTCGACCCGTTGCGAAAATCTTTAAAATCGGGGTGCACGACCGACGACGAGTCGGCGTCGCCTTTCGCGGCAATCCACGCTTGCGCAAACTCCATTTGCGGCCGGATTTCCTCTACGGCGATTTTCTGCGACATCGCTGCCGAGCCGCCTTTGCTTGCCTCGGCGTGTTGCAGAATCAGCAACCGACGGCACGCCGTAACAAACGCAATTGCGCGGGCCGTGCTCGCGGTTTCCTCGTAGTCGGCGTTGTCAAGATACGCCCGCTGTGTCGCTTCTAGCGTGTGCTCTACCATGCCGGGATTGTGCGGGCCATCGCACGAGGCGGCAAGGGCAAGTCGGCCATAACGGCCATATACGGCCCGCGTGCGGGCGTTGCCCAGGTGACACGATGTCACCTCGCGCGCATAAAAAACCCGGCGGTTAGCCGGGTGCGAGCCGCCGAGGCGACTATTTGAAACGCCGCAAGTCGGCGACGTTTACAGGGTAGAAAACGTTTTGCGTATGGCAAAACACGCGGGCGAGTTGGGTGCCCTTGTAGTTGGTTGTAAGTTTGACGAGGGTTACAGCAACCTCGCCGACGTGTTGAGTTGTGAGCCGAAACACTCGGCCGGGTGTAAACGTGCGGGCCATTTCGTCGCCTTTCGTTAGTGGGTGTCGACTTGCCATGCACTAAAGATAGGCGACGTCGCTTGATTCGTCAACAGGTTTTCAGGATAAAACCCGAAATACTTTCGGCGCATAAAAAAACCCGCACGGGCGGCAAACCCAGTGCGGGCGGGTGCCATACGACCGGCAAGTCGAGACAAACCCGAGCCGCTAATATCGCACGGCCCGTCGATTTCGTCAAACGGCGTCGATAGCGTCGGCGATCGATTGCAGAATCGACCGCAGGGCGTCGGCCTTGCTGCCGACCGTGCGATTAGCAACCGTGCGAGGCAAACCGAGCCCGGCGTACACGCATTCGAGGGCACGCCATTGCGGGCCGTTAACGACGCCTTGCACGTTGCCGCCGTCGCGGCATTGTGTCGCCGCATAGCCGACCGGCTCGCGGTCGATTATTTCCAGCGTGATCGTAATCGACCGCGAGGGCGGGTCGGGTTTCGCAATCGGCGTGTCGTTTTCGGCCGCCTCAATCTTGCGGTCGGCGTCGCGGTGCGCGTAGTCGATCGCCGAGGCGGCGTCGTGAAACGCGCCGCCGTCCGACACCGTTACAACCGGCGAGGGTTTCCAGATCCCCCAGGGGCCGCAATAGCCGACCTCGCCGCGATCGCCGCTCGTGTCGGCGAGCAACCACCCGGCCGGCACCGACTCTAACGCGTAACCCTCGGGCAACCCTCGCAACGCCTCGTCGGCCTCGTCGTCGGCCTCGTTGTGATTTTCCGCGGCCGGCGTTGTGACAGGCGGCCGGTTTCGAGTCGCCTTTTTCTTGCGGGCGGCGGGCCGTTTCTTTACGGCTTTACGCTTTGCCATGTTGTCGCACCTCCATTTAATAGAACGGGCGGCCGTGCGGCGTTTGCCAATCGGCCTCGGGTTGCTCGTCGGGCGACTCGCCCGCGAGCGTATCGGTTTCGGTTACGCGGGCCGGCTCGACGCCGAGCCAACGTTGCGCGACGTTACTATACGAGTCGGCGTCGAGGTAATGGTTGACGCGTGATTTTACAACCCAACGTCGCACGGTGCCTTTGCCCTCGATAAATTCCTCGGTTAACCGCTCGGCGGTTATTTGCTTGAAAAAATATTGATGATCGCCGCCGGTTGCAATGTGAATCGTGCACGCGCCCGGCTCGTCGACAGGCGTTGCCCAACGGGCGTGCGTGAAACTCTTGCCAACGTCGGCGTCGAGTACAACGTACAACCGACCGTACTTTTTATTCAACCGCACGTGCATGCCCGGCCCGATTAGCTTAACGTCGGTGCCCGTCGAAATCGGGTGCGTATACGATCGGTCGTACTGTTGCCCGTGCCCGCGACCGACGATCGGCCAAAACGTCGACAACCCGGTTTCGTCGTCGGGCGACCAGCTCGGCAACCTGTCGCACTCGGCGCAAAACCCGTAAATCGGGTCGGGCGTCCAACCTGAGTCGATAAACACTAGGTCGGGCAACAACGGGTCGGCCTCGCCCTCGCGGCGAAACCCGTACGACAAAACGTCGTCGCGTAGGTATCGCAACGCCCGCAAAATAGCCGCCTCGACGCCGAGGCGTTGCGAGTGCACTTTTAAAATGTCGTGTTGAATAACCCGACAGTTTGCCGCCGCGTCGCTCGACTTGACGACGTAATGCAATTGCCGTGCGCGTATGTCGACGCCGACGGTTAAAAACTCGTGCGACGCCGGGATAATGCCGCGCTGAGTTGCCGAGGTGTCGCCCGTGCGCAAGATCATAGCTTGCGGGTCCAAGTCGATAAGATCCTCAACGGCATCCTCGGCCGGCAACGCCCAAACGAATTGCCGTATTTCTTTTTCGGCGTTTATCCTTTCCTCGGTATTCTCGCCGAGTTGATCGGCCGCCCACTCGTCTGCCGCGTGATCGGCCGCCGACAGGAATAGATTATTAAACGCATTCCAACGAAACCCGAGGCGGTCGGTTTCGGGCGGGTCGCCGCTAACCGTGCCGTCGGCCGCGATCGCTTGGCCGTCGTGCACGAGTACCGCTCGCATGTTCATTTCGCGTTGCTGTGCGGGCGTGATTTTCTCGCCGCAGCTCGGGCAAGCAAAATGCGCCGCGAGTTGCGCGGCCTTTTGTGTCGGCGCGTCTTTCCAGCCTATGAGGTGCTCGCGCTCGGGCGTTACGTACTCGCGGCAATGCGCGCACGGGCACGCGATACGCGAGTGCGTCGAGGCGGTTGTATACTCCCGCCACGTGCGGCCCGACTCGGTCGAGACGGTGCATTCTTTATAGGTGCGGCGGCGGTGCCGAGGAAACGACCGTTGCCGCGCTTGCAGTTGCGATATCTTGTCGGCCTCGCGCGACGCCGCGCCGGCCTCGTCCATGCCGTCGGTTTCGGTCACGAGTAGCACGCGGGCAGTAAACCCGGCCCGCGATTTGTCGCCGCCGCCGCCCGTCATAAACTTAAGGGTCGCACCGTTTGCCATTTGCACGGCGTCAACCTTACGACCGCCTCGCGAGCCCGCGCCCGTCTCGGGCAACAGGTGCGCAAAACCCGAGCCCTCGATAACCGGCCTTATATCGATTGTCCATTTGTCGCCCGACATATCGGCGTCGGGCAAACCTATTATCGACGTGTCGCGCAACTCGCACACGTGATAGAGGGTCGGGATAACAAACGCGCACAACGTTTTGCCGGATTGCGACGGGCCGGTAATTGTAAAGTCGTTCCAACGGCCCGAGTCGATCGCGTCAAACAACAACCCGACAAACGGTTGCCGGTGCACTCTAAATAACTCGCCTTTGTACTCGCCGTCGGGCACGATAATTTCGGCCTCGGCAAACTCTCGCAACGATCGCGACGACGGCCGTTTTGAGGATTGGCAAAGGTGCGACACCTCGGCCTTTAACGCCGGCGAAAACGCGTATTTTTTGTCACGCCGCCCGGCCTTGTTTTTCACGCGTCGCCGCCTAACTCGCGAGTCGGCGCGGCTTGCATTTCACGATCGAACGCGTCGAGGGTGTCGCTCAACATATCGCGAGCCGCGCCGCCGTGTTGCCTTTCGAGGCGATCGCCGAGCCCGCGCAACGCTGCAATAAATCGCGAGTGCATTTCGTGCACCTCGTCAACCGAAACGAGGGTGCCGGCTTTTTCTAATCGCTTGAGTCGCGACAACAAGAATTGTTCGCGTCGCTCTTGCTCGCGCCAATCGCCGTCGGTGCCGTCGCCCTTGCGGCGCAGCTTGGCCGAGTTAGCCGCGACAAACTCGTGCAACCAACGTACGAGCGCGGGCAGGTCAATTGCCGCCGGCCGCAACGGTGCGCCGTAGGTGTCGGCGACGTCGTGCAATTGTTTGATTTGCACGCCGGCCCAATCGGCATAAATCGATTTAGGCACGCCGCCGAGCCAATCGAGGGCGGCAACCTCGGTTTCGTATGCGACGACTAACGCCAGGGCGTCGCGTTGTCGCTTGTTGGGTTTGCCGTCGGCGGCGAGGCGTTGTCGAGCCTCGGCCGCGTGCCGCTCGACGGCGGCCGACGGCGGCTTTGCTTTGCGCATAAAAAAACCCTCGCTTGTTTGTCGAGGGTTTTTATAGCCTGTCGGGTCGCGGTTTGTCTAACCGCTACGGGCGGCCGAGGCTAACGGCCAACTCAGCCCGGCGGTTACGCTCTAGCAACAACGCGTTTAGCCGAGGGTTGTAAATCGTCGGGCAATGCTTGCTTAACTCCCTTTCCTCGGCAATACGGCGGGCGAGGGTTTCGGCGTCGAGGTGTGCGAGTCGCATGTTTCGTTTTCCTTCCTATCAGAATGCCGGGCGGCG